AACTGTAAAGTTACCGGTAATTGCATTTACAGTTACCGCTTCTATTGTGGATCCCGTGATGTACGTACCAGAAACACGTGAAGTAAAGTTGCCAGTAGCAGCCGTTAAATTTCCAAATAAACCAGTGTTTCCAGTGACAGTGCCGCCAGAAAGAGTACCACCTTCAATCCTGGTATTACCAGTGATGTAGTTAAAAGTGGCATTCTCGCCAATAACGTTTTGCCCAGAAAGCTGTGTCGTAAATACACCACTTACGCCAGTGATTCTTGTAAAGCTACCTGCAGTACCTGTGATTGCTGCACCAGAAATTTGAGAAGTAAAAATACCCGTGACACCAGTAATATTTGTGAAATTACCAACAGATCCTGTAATTGTTGCACCAGAAAGATTAGAGGTAAATACACCAGAAACACCGGTAATATTTGTAAATCGACCCGCATCGCCGGTGATGACTGCTCCAGAGACTTGTGATGTAAACGAACCGGTTACTCCATTGAGATTCGTAAAGTTACCAGTTGTTCCGGTGACGATAGCGCCTGAAAGCTGCGACGTAAATACACCAGAGACGCCAGTAAGGGTTGTAAATCTTCCCGCGTCGCCGCTGACGATAGAACCTGAAACAAAATTAAAAAGACCAGTGACAAAATTACCGGTTGTTGCATTAATCGTATTGCCAGTAATTGTGGCACCACTTAAAGATGTAGTAAAAACTCCACTAACTGCTGTGGATCTAGTAAACAAACCAGAAGCGCCAGTAATTGTAGCGCCCGAGATACTAGTTAAGCAATAGATTTCGTTGCCAGTAAGAATCGCAAAGTTACCTGTTACACCCGTAACAGTATTACCAGAAAGAGTTCCACTAACAGTAAACCCGGAAGATATTGTTCCACTGCCGCTAATAATAAGGTTGCCGCCAGCAACAATATTTCCTGTTGTGTTAATTGTTGGAATTGAAATTGTGTTTGTAAAAACACCAGTCAATGCTTCAATTCTTTGAAATAGTCCGGTTACACCAGTAATTGTTAAACCAGAAACACGTGAAGTAAAAACGCCTGTTGCGCCAGTGATTGAAGTAAATGTGCCTGTATCACCAGTAATAACAGAACCGGATACAGTGTTGGTAAACACACCTGACACACCAGTAATGACTGTTGCGTTAACAGATGTGCCCGTAATTGCACTACCTGATAATTGAGTAGTAAAAGTACCAAATGAACCTGTAAGATTTGTAAAAGCTCCTGTTGCGCCTGTAATCGTTGTTCCCGAAATTTGAGAAGTGAAGACGCCGGAAACTCCGGTTAAGGTTGTAAATAAACCAGTAACTCCGGTAATAGTTAATCCTGAAAGACGTGTGGTAAATACTCCACTAACGCCTGTGACATTTGCACCAAGAATATTATTACCAGTAATCGTTTCTCCAGATAGACGCGTCGTGAAAACTCCACTGACACCTGTGATATTGGTAAACCGTCCTGCGTCTCCAGTGATAATGGCTCCAGAAAGCTGAGTGGTAAAAATACCATTTACGCCGGTGACGTTGGTACCACTAAAACTCGAAAAAACACCAGTGGCGCTATTGATGTTTTGGCCAGTTATTGTGTCAAATTGCCCCGTAGTTCCGGTTATTGTTACACCACTGACACGTGCAAAGTTTCCGGTGCCAACCGTTGCAAAACCTGCAATTAAATTTGTAATGTTTCCCGTTAGGGTGTTGATTGTTGTTGCTTGTATTGAGTTACCAGTAATAGCGTTCCCACTTAACGTATTCCTGACTTCAGCATTACCTGTAACAACAAGACTTGCAAATGTACCAGTACCGCTTACCTGTATGTTTTGAGGATTAAATGTTCCGCTAACAGTTAAATTGTTTGAAATGATTAAGGAACCTGCAATAGTTCCACCAGTGATCTGCAGGTAGTAACCGTTAAAATATTCTTTTGTACTATTGAAAGTTAATTTTTTATTTCTTAACGCAGGATCTACTTCGGCTACATCAACAACCATCAGAAGATCGTCGTCATTGATATTTGACGACGAAATTGCTGGTAATTCTGTAATGCGCCTATTAGCCACCTACTAAACCAAAAAGCCTATAAACTAAATTATAGGCGACATTCATTCATTTCATTTTACTTTGATCTCAATGCGTGGCAGGAGATTTGACCCAAAGTTCCAGGCTGCTTGAATTCCCGTGACGATACCACAAGAAAGTAAAAGAATGAGGCCAAGCTCTGCAACTGTTAGGTTTCGACGGAGATAGATGACTTGAGGAGAAGGAGCTTGATACGAGGCTGCGCGTTCCTCAAAGACTTGTTTAATTGCACTCTGACGTGCTTGCGCCTTCAGTGCTTCAAGCATCTCTGGTGTCAACCGATTCATTTCATAGGGAGCACCAGGGGCTGGAGCCTGTGGCTGCGGAATACTGGAAGCTGGAATCTGTTCTTCCATGACAAGCAAAACATTTTCTCATACATTAGCATTTAATCAAAACATTGCGAGACATGACCCACGGAATTAGAAAAAGTCTTGAAGATGTAGCTTACGAGTTGCGAGGTATCAAGAACATTCTCAATAGCATCTGGTCCACTCAATACAAGCAGGACGGTGCACCAGTGGTAGATCCTGTTGCGTTTACCGACGAGTACATTTCTACAGAAGAGTGTGCAAAACGCTTGAGTGTATCTGATCAAACACTTCGAAACTGGATTGCAGTCGGTAAAAAGTTTCCAGATAAAGGCTGGAAAGAAGGGCTGCATTACGTCAACATCGGCTTTGAACAAGGAAAGAGAGCCACCATTCGTATCCCCTGGAACGCACTGGTGCAATCCTTTAGCAAAAACAAAGAAATAACGTTGGCTGATTTTTCAAAACATAAAGATCTTTATCAGCGCGAATCCCTGTCAGACAAAGTGGACCAAGAGCATGTCGCATCGCTTTAATAACATAGACCTTGATGGTGTGACTATTGCTAATCATCAAGACGTTCTGCCAAAATCGCTCTGCTTGCAAGTAGAAGATTTTCTGCCACCACACGGTTCTTTTGATGACGCATGTTTGCGCCGATATCTTGAAGTTGTTAGGACTTACGAGGAGGAAGACGCCAACTCAAACATGACCTTAGCAAACAGATTGCGCATTGCTTTCAAAGATATGGAACCAGATACGATTTGCGGTAAATTCCCCAACGCAGAATTGCCTCTTAAGAGGAGGTTGCGTTGTGTGGCCGAGTACTTAATTCGCTCTGGCGAGTTTGACAAACTAAAAGATGAACGAGGAAAGCTTATCAAAAAACGCGGCAATCTTGGCAAGTTGGTTGTTATTTACAAACCGCTGCCTAAACTTTTAGAATCATTGTCTAAACAAGGATTAATCCAAAATGAACCGAAGGGAAAAACTGGTAGCGTCAGTAATTGGTCCTGATCTGGACGAAACAAAAACCAAGATGCTTGATGCCACAATCAAGCTTATTCTCGGTGATATGGGCCAGCAGTACTGCAAAATGTGGGATGCGGAGGGTCCAGGGGTCATGGTGTTTCAACCAGAAGACAGGGGTCGTTCCATGTTTTTCTGGACATTAAAAGAAATCCATTCGGCTCAAGAGGAATGTGAACGCGGTCATAACGGAGACCTTGCGGAAACGTTCCGACGCATCCTGGAAGCTGCACAAAAGATCGACCCAACTGAAAAGGCCGGGTATGTGATCAATGATGAAGAAGGGATCCGATACTTTGAGATCGACTACAACAAGGTTGCTGAGAGCTAATGGCAATACCCAGTATTTATCCCGGTCTAAATGAAGATATTGAGCTGATCACCAGCCGCGACCTTGTTTGTGCTGCCAATGAGGTTATGGGCAATATTGATCTCGATGTTGCCAGCTCTGACATTGCAAATAAATATGTTGGAGCAGATGCGTATTTCACTCCAAAAGACGATGGACTAAACGAAAAAACCTGGTACGGCAAGGTTTACTTGTTCTCGCCACCCGGAGCTTACTTCTGGGACGAAAAAAACTTTAAGTGGAAGCGTACCAGGAGTACAGCCAAGAGCTTGCGCTCCTCCCATGCGGTTTGGTTCTCGAAACTCTACAAGAGCTGGCTGAAGGATGAAATAGAGCAAGGTATTTTCTTTTGCAACTGCCCTGACATGCTTCGTTACGATCAAAAAATCTTCGACTTTCCAATCTGTATTCCCAGAACCAGCCCCAATCTTTTGCGTGTTAGCAATGGTGAAATAAAACCACATAAGACGTGCACATCTTTAATTGTCTACCTGCAACCAAAGGACAATCCTGGTGAAGCAACGCAGCGTTTTATCGATGTTTATTCGGCAAAGGGACGAGTTATCTATTAGTTTTTGGCTATACTACGATTCGACGCACTGAGCAAATGTCCGTGTTGGCAGACTGGGAAATCAAAGAATTGGCCGAGAAAGAAGGCATGATTTCCCCGTTTGAGGACCGTTTAAAAAACGAAAAGAATGGGAAAAAAATCTTAAGTTATGGCTTGAGTTCTTATGGATATGATATTCGCCTCTCTCCTTCTCAATGCCTGATCTTTGGTCGCATCCAGCACGGTGATTGCGATCCAAAAGATTTCGATCCTGGGATTCTGCGTCCCGCCGAATTACAAGAAGACGAGAAGGGTCAGTACTTTCTTTTGCCCCCTTACGGATATTGCCTTGGTGTAGCACAGGAACGCCTCAAGCTTCCTCGTGATGTGACTGTGGTTGCGGTCGGTAAATCAACCTATGCTCGTTCCGGTATTTTGGTCAACATCACTCCAGCGGAATCAGGCTGGGAAGGTTATTTAACTCTTGAGATCAGTAATTGCACTGGGCTTTTTAATCGTATCTACGCAGACGAGGGTATCACTCAACTGCTTTTTTATCGTGGTAAGCCTTGCGAAGTGACTTACCAAGATCGAAAGGGTAAGTACCAGAACCAAGAAAAGGAAGTCGTTTTTTCTAAACCTTAAAAAGACCTGCCAAAACGAGAAGTCGGTTTATTTGCGTAGTTGACACCACCACCTCTTCCGAATCGATCTCCAAGGTTTGGGAGGGTGGTTCCGTCAATCGATGCTTCTGCCCGTGGGACTTTACCTCGAATGGTTGGTTCATCAATCGAAGCGGATTGCCGGTATTTACCAGCGGTTTTTGCTGCTTTAATAAAGCGTCCTACACGTTCTTGTTTATCGTTAACACTTTCAGCTGAAGCACGTGCTTCTGGCGCAACACGACGCAGGTCAGTGTCATACGCTTGCTCAGGATTAAGATCTGAAACTTCTGCCCCAGAGGTGCCGGAGCGAAGTCTTGGATCGTAGATAGGATTGTATAAATCAGCCATGATAATATTTTAGTAGAGGATATACAACTACACGCCATGATGCACGGCGCTGCTGGATTTTTAGATAGCTTTGTACAAGACGAAGTTCGGTGCCGTTGCCTAACGGAAGAAGATTTTGGGCAGCCACTAGATAACGCAGAGAATGATGTTCCGTTGTACGATATGTACAATCGTGGATTAACAGCGTGCGAACAGGGTTTAGAGCGGAATCCTCTCAATCTGGAAGGGATGGCGAGGCCAGGGAAGACGGGTTATATTCCGGGGGTCGAGGAAGCCGGGATGTATCCGGGAACAATGCCAATCCCGAAAAACAAAGTCGTGGATCTACCTCCAGCCAACATTACGACCGAGATGACCCTCTCGAAGAAAAGACGTGGTTTGACCCGGTAGAAGAGATTAGTGAGTGCCCAGGGGGCGTGTGTCCTGTTCCTTGGGCAACCACTGAGGAGCCACTGTTGCCGCCGGGTTGTACAACTGAAATGACGTTCACCGTTATTGAAGACTCCCCTGCTATCAAACCCGATACCGTCAATCATCCCCCACACTATACGGATGGGGGCATTGAATGCATTGAGGCAATTGAGGCGGCCTTAAGCAACGAAGAGTTTCGTGGTTATTGTAAAGGTAACTGCCTCAAATATATTTGGCGCGAAAAACATAAAGGTGGTACCGAGTCACTGAAAAAAGCGCAGTGGTACTTGGACCGCCTTATTGCGCTAGACGAAGCTCAAAACGGTTGAAGATCGTCTTCGTCTTCGTCGACCGTACAAGCTGCCGCCAGTTCCAGTAGCTCAAGATCGGTGGGAACATCAAAGTCAATTCGGATGTTCTCACCGTCTAAAATTTCTTTGATTGCTTGCCACTCCATCAGGCGTTGATAATAGAGATTCAAAAGAGCACCATGAAGCTCTTCCCATGTCATCTCTTGCGCCTGAAGCTCAGCCTTACGCATGGAGAATTGAAGTTCCAGTGGAAGCTCAAACTCCCGAGGTTCAACCGATCTCTCCATAGTCATGCTGAAACTTAATGATCTAATTCTAAGCCCATTCTCCATCCGTTAAAGCTAGTTCCTCATCAACTTCCAAATCATCCCAAAAAACAGCTCGTTCCCCTGGTTCTTTAGAGATGTCAAATTCGTTGGCAAACGCTGCAAGAACATAAGGATTTACGTTCTCTTCCAGTTTGCGAATCGCACGTACTTGGTGGGGTGCTCCCACATAATTACGAAAAGCACTTAACAATACTTCTGTAGAGGCCCAGGGGTTTGCGTCGATTTCTTCTAGGAACAGCTGGATCTCCTCACGACGCCGGTCAATCAAATTACCAATAACTTGATAGTTGTGATCGAAAATCCATCGAGACATCTCAAAGGCAACACCATGCCAATCTTCGTTTCCAATACAGTCGATCAACTCGCAATACATGAACGCATCCCAACCGACTGAATGGATAAATGACAAGAGTGCCATTCGCATCGGCTTGTCAAGATGCAGATTTATTGTGTCAAGTTCGGCATCAAGTATGCACAATTCGTGATTTAAATACTCCAAGGCTTTTTGCTTGGTGCACATCTGCCCTGCTATCACCGGAGTCTCATCGGGATAAAACTGTGTGCCATAACCAATTGAATAAGGCGCTCCACCGGTTTCGGGGTCAGGGTACGCCTTCTCATTAAAACCTTGATATCTGCAGATAATGTCAACTGCAGGCGCAAAATTTTTCATGGGGGCAATACACTATTACCCCCAATCATACATAAATTATTTACCTTGTCCGCGACTCATTTTACGCCCATGATTAGGTAGAGAGTTGCGACCTTGACCCTGGCGTGTCTTCTTAGGCTTGGACTCAATTCGGACAGTGGTGGATTTTGGTTTTGCCATGGTGCGGACTAAGTGGCGTCACCACTTTAGTCTATTCACCATTTCACGCGGTGACTCCAGTAACGGGCTGACATAATGTCTGGATTTGGGTCTTGTGCATTATGTCTTGCATAATAAGACTTTTTACGCGCTTTATCTTTAGCTGTCTGAGGGTTCTTACCAGCGCCTTCAACGCCTTGTTGACCAAAACGAATAATTTTTTCTTCACCGCCTTTGCATGCTTTGACCACATGTGATTTGGTTGGATGACCAGGGGTCTTCCGTGGTTTATTACAAGCCATTTTATCTTTGGCGATCTTGGCTGCACTTGCCGCTTTTTTACGCTTATCGCTCATGAGAATCCTTTAAAGAAAGATGTAAAATCACTCAGGATTTTTTCTCCTGTTTCTGATTTGTAATCAGTGTCTTCATCATCCTCATAGTCTAAACTAAAGAAACTGCTAGGCCTATCTGTTTCATCTTTTACAGGTTTTTGATCTTCCTCGAAGAATTTTTCAATCGAGCCAAGGGAAGCAAAAGGATCGTTTGTATCTAATCCAATCATCTCAAGTCCCTGGCCCTTTCCAGCTTTAGTAAGAAACTGTTGTTCTGTTCTATCTACATCCGGGAACATGGTGCTATAAAACTCATCTTCCGTACCCTGGTAGCCAGCATTTTGAAAAACTTTGTAAAGTTCTGTTTCTGATTTTGGTTGTTCAGTTTTGTAATCTTCTGGTCTTTCGATATAAGTTAAACCAAGTTTTTCTTGTGTTGGTTTCTGTCGTTTTTCATTTAAATATTTAATCTGTTCTCGAATCTGCTGAGCCGATCCAGTTCTAAGAGTTTCCGCAATGTATTGTTTTAACTCTTCAATGCTACCTTTAAAATCCGTTAATCCATATTTTTTCAGCACCTCGTCCCACTGCTTCTCATCCCCTGGGTCCACCCCCTTTAACATCTCCTCTGCAAATTCTTCTGGTGTAATAAATTGACCAAAGACTGTTCCTTGTTTTAAGGCTTCCTGTTTTAAAGCGGGAAGAATTCTGTTATAAATTTCATCACTAACTTTACCTGCGGTAAGAACGTCTTCTGCAGCGTCATAACCCAAAGCTTGTCCCTTTACTTGAAAATGTATCCTGGCAAAGTCTGCTTGGTTGTTTAAATCAATACCAAAGCGATATGCTTGTTGTGCCCAGTATGGATCACCATTCCTGGCTAATGCCCAATCGCGGCTAACCGTTTGCGCTTGTTGTTGATACTCGGCCTGACGCGCCGAGTTTCCATAGGGGTTAAAATAAAACGACGGATCAAAATAACGATCAGGCGAATTCTTTAATTGGTTTAAAAATATATTTGCTTTTAAGTTTGCAACTTGACTTACCGCATTAAGTAAGTCTTGTGTTTGGAATGGATTTTGCTCCTCTTGTCTTACGTCTAAATACTCGACAAATTCATCCATAGAACGTGCAGTGTCAAACCTTGGCTGTAAATATTTTTCGATAAATTGTTTGGCAAAGTCGGCGCCTATTTTGATATTAGATGTTGCTTCTCCAGTTGTATAGCCAAGCTCCAACTCGTTTTCATATTTCTTTTTTAAAGTATTATCAAACCATTGCTGCCAGTTATAAGTAGCATTATTACGAACACCGGTAATATTTTGAAGGGATTTCTCCAGGCTTTCTTGTGGGTCTTTTTTGCTAGTAAAAGCCAAAACACCACCAAGACCGCTGTCTCCCAAGATGGAATTGGCTAGTGTTTTATTGATATCTGCAATCTCACTAAAACCGCCAAAACCTCCAATTAAATCAAACATCTGTTCTTTGGATTTGGCTTTCTTCATTTCTTCAATTGTGTCTTTCAGTACATTTTGAGTTAGCGCTCCAAAACGTTTTACATCAACTTTTGCTTTTTCGCCGACTACTTCATTAATTTGTTCTTCAAGTTCAGTTACGCCGTATCCATTATTTAATTGATAGTCAAAAGAGATTTGTTTGTCTTCTGGGCGCTGAGACAAACGAAAAAGAGCTGCAAATTCTTCTGGTTTTTTAGTGTCAATAGATAAGAAATTATCTTTTGCCATTTGCTTCCAATAAGCATCTCCATTTAAAGCTTTTTCAAACTGCTCTTGGATGTATGGGATTGAGAGTATCCGGGCGTCTGCTGTGTTCATGTCAACACCTAGCTGTAAAGCTCTTACATCTTGCAAGTCCCTGTCTGTTGGTTTTGTTTCGACGTAACGCTGAGCAGCTTGTTCCATCTCTGGAGCATTGCCTCGTTGCCCTGCCATTTTTCCTTGACTTGTGTAATGCCAAAGATAATAATTGTTCTCACCGTAACGATTAACGATATCTACGTCATCATTTGCAACAGCGTTAGCATATGCTTGCGCTAAGGCAGGATTTTTTTGTTTATAGTAAGCAGGATCAAAGTCTCCATACAAAGGTTTGGCACCTAAGGCGGAATTCCAAGGTTGAAGTTTCTCGGTTAAGTAAAAAGTTTTAAAGTTATCTTCGAGACCAGCAATGCCAAGTTTTTTTAAAGCTTCGCGCTGAGATACATAATCACCACCTCTGGTTGCGTTAATAGTTACCTGAGCCGTATTTAAGTTGGTGTTATATTGCTGTACAGAATTATTATAAGGAAGAAGCACTTCATTATTAATTTTGTCATTATTTACCGCAGTATTAAAATTGTTTAATGCATTATTACCAAAATCTCTGAGCTTCTGATAGGCGTCAGGCACTACCAAACCATCAGGAATATCTCTGTAATAAACATCATCTCTAATTGTTTTAATATTTTGTACGCTATTGGCATCCGGCAATTCAATGGTAGTAGTACCTGTTGTTCTATAGCCCATTCCTTTATAGCCGGGCGTTTGCGTGACTGAGTTTCCTATGGGCGTAGTTGAAATATCCACATCAGTTGCGTTTTTATATGTGTCTTCACCAGCAACAACAGTGTTCCATCTAATATTTAAATAGTTTTTAACAGGCGGATATGGTATAGGTAAATACCCAACCGTGTTTAACGGAGTAAAATTCCACTTTCTTTGAGAAGGGTCATAAGAAACTGTCATATTGTTTTACGCTACTTGTTCTAGTTCGTTAGCTGGTAAATGGGAAAAATTTAAAAATCCTTGATCCATCCAGGACTTTATTTTATCCATCCTAGCTTGAGTAAAAAAATCTTGTTGTTCGTACCAATCTTCCATCTTGGAACTTGCTTTATTTGTATTACAGCGACGACAAGCGGGAATCAAATTGTTTCTATTGCTTGTGCCAGAACGAAAACGAGGAATGATGTGATCCAGAGATGTTGCGTCATCTCCGCAATAACCACATTTACAGTCCCAGGCTTCGTAGATTGATTGCCTATATCTTTTCTTTGCTAACTTTGGAGTTAATTCAATGAGCAGGGCAAGGGGTTCCTGTTCACAATTGAACATACTCTTTAGTTGCTGTTAACTAATTTTAAATTCCCTACACATACACAACTTTGAATAAAGAGATAAAAATTTGATTAAGGCCCTTGACAACCTATTGACTCTCTGTACGCTATATGAGTAAGCGTCTCCCCGCGCCATGACCAAAGCACCAGGATGGGTCTCCGTTCAAAAGGCGGAAGAACTCCTTGGCATTGACCGCAAAACTCTGTTCAAATACAGGGATGACGGCACCCTTAAGCTCGGCCCACATTTTGCGGCATTTCCCGAAACCCGTTCTCGTGACAGCTATCGCTGGAATGTAAGCGCAGTTCGGAAGCAGCTTAAGAAACACGGCAAGCCCGTGGAGATGCCTATGTCCTGATTTTGTGTGTGAGTGGGTGAGTTGGAACGAATGACCCTGCTCCGGCGGGGTCTTTTTTTATTCAGGTGTTACACCGCTTGCAAACGCAGCCCATGCAAGACCAATGGCTTCCATCGTAGAGCGTTCACCAGAAACATAGGGTAAATGCACCACATCCCCAACGTGATAGATGGTTGGAGATCCGCTAAAAGTGATTTCGCTTTCCCCATAGATTCTTTCATCTAATTGCTGACGCGAGTAGATGAAATTTGAATCAACAACGTCTCCAAACTCAGCCATGCTTACACACTCGGTAATTCACCAGAAGCTGGAATGTAAGTTTTTCCATTCTTATCGATCATTGTAAAACCAGCCATCTTTACAAAGGTGGATGGGATATTAAAGAGTTTTTGCATCATTGGCATCATCATTGGAGATTGGCAGTTATAAGGAGGTACATCCATCATGGATAAAGAGTGACGTTGCAAGTCCGCTGCTCTTGCTTCGAGTTGATCGCTTTCGGTTTCGGCTACAAGTCTTTGCTCCCACGCTGCCATGCTTTCCATCTTGACAGGAAAATCAGAGGGCTCAGGAGGGAATACACCTTCTTCATACTTCATGGCGTAAATATGTTTGCAGTAACGCATCTCGTCGAGCAAAGGCGTCCAAGTATCCGTAAGCGATGTTAAGACATTATCTGTTGCTGAATAATCGTTATAGCTTGGCATGCCCTCGGCTTTTGAACCTGGAACCGAAGGATCACTTGTAGAGCGGGTGTAAATTGCACCAAAGTCTCGAAAGACGCCTGGGTTATCGCGTGCTGAACCTAGTTTCGTTGAAGTTGTTGGCGTAACGGTCGGAGGAACATTGTATTGGGGAGACGGTGAGATAATACGCATATCTCGATTTGTTTGTGCATTGGTCATTGCGTTGTTATTCACTGCTCCACTTACCGTCATCACTTCGTAACGACCAGGTTTTAACGAAGCCACATTTGTGCGAGGGAAACGTTCTTTCAAGGAATCTGACACCTTGTTTAAAGATGACATGAACGAATAATCTCGACGCGTAAAGTCCTGGCAAGAACAGCAGTAACGTGTGCCAGTCATAAAAAACCGACCAACGTTCGGTGGTCTTGTCGCCGGAGTGACCAGGTTTCGATCAGGCGTTGCTTCCACAGATCCTGCTTTTCTTAGCTTAAGAACTCCAGTAAAAGGATTCGTGTCGGCAAGAACAGCTTGAACGTAACCGTAACGTTTTTGAGTTGTAGGATCAATCGTGTCACGAGTAATAGGTACTCCCCCTGGTGTTACGATACGATCTTCTAAGATCTCACCGTTAATAGCTCTCAGGCCAGTAGGAGAGCCTGGTAGGGCAACATACAAGGGAGGAGGAAGAGGATTAGCTACGCTCCAGGTACCTGCCAGTTGTACGTACCAGAAGTCATCATCTTCTGTAACTGATGCAATTGAAGCTTGAACGCCTGTGCTATCTCGGACATTATCAAAACGCAGACTTCCGGCTACACGGGTACCAGCCCAATGCATTCCAAATTCTTTGTTCTTGGTTGGAAACCCTTTGAATACACCGGGAATCCGTGGAGTGTTTCCTGTTGTTGAAGGTGTTCCCTGTGGAACTGGTACGGTATAGACGAAAGGATAATCGTATGAGTTGTCGTATGCATGCGCAGTAGCTAACTCATAACCACGCCTCCATCTTGACCAGGCTGATTCTCGATTTGCAGCATAAATTGAATCAGGTACTGAACCCTTAGAAAATTCAGTTCTTATTGGCTGTACGTGCTTTGGCTCAAATATCTGCTTTTTATTAAATTCTCCGAAAGAACTACCGCTTGTTTTTGCCATTCATCAGAAGAATCCGCCTTGTGCGTAGACGTGTGCACCTGGGGTATAACCAGAAATATTAGGACCGTCTGGGAAAACACCAACGTAAATACGGTCGCCGCGTTCCAGGTAAATGCCTTTGTTGCGCAACGGGGCTGATGGGCCTAGGCCACCGGTATTACCTGCGCTTGGCATTGGATACGACAGCTGAGGCATTGCATCTGCACAGTCAACCACACCGCTATTAGCGGGAACAGTCTTTGAGAACAGCAGACGATAATCACCGCTACCAGGAATAGGAGTGGTAGTACCACGAGTGTGATAGAACACGAAAGTTACCGCTGGCTGGTAGCCGTAAGCCGCACCGTTATATGTGAAGCCGCTAGAAGTGCCGCCCGAAAATACAAGCGAGGTATTGACACCGGTAAGTGTCGTTGCACCTGTGTAGGTGTAGTAGCCATACCCGCTCATTGGAGCGGTACCAAGAACACCGGTTTGTTCGATAAAAACTAGCTGTCCGCTCGTCAAGGAAATAACGTTGCCAGACGTACCAGAGTTGATGGTGTAGTCGGGGCTGCGATACTTATCGTTACGTGCGATCGTAATGGAATCAATCACTCCACCGTTATTATTATCTTCGCTTAACTCCGCATCCATATCCACGAGGACGGACGGGGCCTGACCACCCTGCACAAACAAAGTGTTACTGGATGCGCTACCTACAGTCTGAGTGGTTACTCGAACCGAATCAAACAAAGGACGATCCGAAAATACTGGTTGTTTATTTGTAGATGTAGACGCCAATTTCTTTACCTTGGTTTTTTCTAATTATAGACGATTAAGATTACCGCGCACCGCCAAATGACTGTAAATAATTCATCATTTGAGCAAAGTCAGAAGGTAATCGCATTGAAGAGTTTGCCAGCGAATCAGGATTGTCTGATAAATCTGAAAACTCATTCATAAATTTACCCGCCACATTTGATTGTGGTTTGAATTTAAGTTTTTTTGAAAGCTCATAATTCAAAATAGAAAAAGGCGACGCATCTCCATAGGAAGAGCGCCGCACTTCTCCTGGTAAGTAACCAGCGTCTACGTAATCAGCAAAACGTGCCATTTAACGTACCGTACCAAAAAAAGACGGAATGATTCCACCACCGGGAAGAATATTGCTCAAGACCTGCTGAAGCAAGTTCTGAGACAATGTTTTTTTCTTCTCTGAGTTCGACATGTCGGTTCCAAGGATTGGCGCTAATACAGACGAAACTGGAGGTGGCGGCGTCGGTGGGCCAGAAGTCACAGACTGTTGCGGAGAGTTAATTGGGGCGGAACCGTAATACTGCTGAAGAGCAGACAATGGCTTGACTGGCTGACCGTAGTAACTACGTCCAGATTCAGTTGGAAAAGACGCCCATTCTGGGGCCAAAGCAGCGGCTACGCGTTTGCTAAGTCCTTCCTTACGAACTGTTTCCAGACCACCAATATCCATCAGGCGATTACGTGCCAAGGACAAAGCTGCAATATCTTGTTCTTCAGGACCAAAGCCCTTCAAACCAAGACGAGAAGCTTGACTTTGCCACGTACCAGGGAGAAACTGATACGCGCCTGCTGCAGCACTGGCATACCCACCGCTACGAATGACACGATCCGGGTGACGGCTTAGGTCTGAAAACGTTCCGCCACCAAACATAGTTTGATAGCCCTTGGGACCCGCCGTACCCTCTGCAAAACGAATCGTTTTTAGGAGACGCTGTCCCTCAGGGGTTTGGCGAAACTTTTCTAGAAGCTCTCTCTCGTTCATTGGCCTCCGCTCCTCGCTTGGAGTTTCAATAGTTCGCGGTAAGCAAGTCCTGGATTCGCTTTCGCCCAATCCGTAAGGGCCTGATCGCTCATCCCTGCTGCACCACCAAGATCCCTCAACTGACGCTGAAGCTCTCCACCCTGCTCCATTCTCCTACCCAGTTGCTGCTGGCCCTCATAGAAGGAAGAAAGGGGGACACCTGTAGGAGCAGCGTACTGCTGAGCAGCATTAAGTACGTCTTGAGAGATTTGGCGTTGTTGAACATTTTGGCGTTGTGCGGGAACACCGGCCCCATTAGACACAGCTCCAGGTGCAGGTGGTACACCAGGTAAAGAAGGGGGTGGAGGAGTGAATTGTCCGGCTTGCAACGTATTTTCCTCGTAAGGAATAAACGTTGAGATTGGGGGATTAATAGGACGACCAGTACGGAAGTCGTATTCAATCCCCCCAACAGTATAGTTCTTACCCTGTTTTCCAACACCTTCTGACATACGCTTTAAATCATCTTGCGTTGGAATAAAACCACTGCGTCCAAGAATATCCTGTGCCTTCTGAGACGCGTAAAGCAAGCCGCCGAGCCCAAGAGAAGCATTCTCTGCACTCATTAAGCCTCGAAATAGTTGCCCGCCACGCGTTGCTGGCGCACCACGCAAAACTTGCGGTAGGGCGTTTGCTCCAGGGAGTCGATTAAACAGGCTACCAATTCTTCCAATTGCTCCCAACATTATCGGCAAACCTCACGAAGATAAATACGAGAACCCACTGCAGTGTCAGCAGGACCAGGTAAAGCTTGAATAAACTCCGCACCTGATCGCTCATAGCGGTAACGAGCCTGGAAAGGATCTTTGTAGTTGGGAACGTAAAGAATCTGAGCTAAACGATTGGTTTCGTAAAGATAGATTTCATCCCATACTTTAAGCGCTTCTTTGGCATTACTGGAGCGAATCGTACGATCCACGTCACCAGCAATGCTTTCAAGACGAGTAGAAGGCGAAGTTGCAACCTCTGTCTTTTTTTCCGCAGTATCGCAGCGACCAATCTGAATAATGATTTTATCGTAAAAGTAGGAATCAGGGACTGTATTCAGTGCTTCTTCCAAACGAGCGTAGTCACCCGCTGGAACTGAAACAGTGAAATAGCCCAGGTGATACCTGACTCTACTTTTATCGAAATCAGAAAGCTGCACGTCTATTTTCTGCTATCAACTCATTATAGATTGCAGTAATCAAAAGAGACCTTGCAGGTAGTCGTAAGTTGAAGCGGCTTGACCTTGAAGGTACGGCTCTTCTTGTATGTATTGAGAAATAAATGTTTTCTGTGGAGACAAGGCTTGAGATAAAGCCCCAGCTAGCAACTGGTTCGCAAGTGTTGGTTTCTCTTCTTTATCCTTTCCTTTGTACTGTGTACCGTACAAGAAAGCTTCTAGGAGATCTGAAGTTCTAGTATCTTGCTTCTGTTGCTGCTCTTGGCCAGGGGGAGGAGGTAAGACAGGAGCCGGGGGAGGAGTGCCACCGACAACTTCAGAAGCCTCGGCAGGAGTTGTATGAAGTAACTGGATGTCGTACGGATTGCCTTGTGCGTCAGTTGTACGAATGGTCCCTAGACCTTGCCCTGGTGTGTATGAACCATAGCCTCTGTATTTAATAGGCGTTCCAGCTGGCGCAGCGACATCTATTCCTTTGTGGAATGTGCTTGCTCCAGGGGTAGGCGCTTTTCTACCGCCGAACTCGCTTGTAATTGGAAAATTAAATTGCCAATTACCATGCCTTTGTTCAACAACAGGTTTGTCACCCAGCATTAAATTCTGCAAAAGAAATTTTGCAGAGCGCGGGTTAATAGGTTTCCCTTTATTGGGACCAAACTGTGGAATAATTCGTGGGTCAAGATGTGCCCCAGTAGTTGGAAAGATATCTTTACTGGGATCAACAATAAAACCCGCAGGAATTAAGCCAGCCATATTACTTGTTTTCTTTTTATTCTAAAATAAAAACCCCTGGTTTCCCAGGGGCTTGTCTTCACACTCGAATCAAGTCAGCTGAGAATACGGCATCCCAATCAACTCGTTTGATTTGTTTGAGCTGTTCGAGAGAGCTAAACCTTTCACCCGATAAGGACAT